CTAACTCAGAGATACCAGCACCCTGACCTAAGAGACCTGCACTACCACCTTGTAAGTTCTGTAGGTACTGTTGTTGAGCACCTTGATTAAGACCGTAAGCACCACTCTCTAATGCAAACAAACCTTGTTGTTCAGCCAATGCTCTTTCCCTAGCACCTGCACTAATACCAGCTAAGGTTTGAGATTGTGCTTGACCTAAGCCAAAGGCATCAGGACTAACCATACCACTACCAACCCCAGCTCCCATACTTTCACCAGCTAGGCTTAGACCCATACGACCTGAACCGAAGAGGTCATTTTTAAGGTCTTGTCTTTGTTGTGCGAACTGAGGTTCTAATAAACCAGCTTGTTCTGTATAGTATTCTTTAGCAGCAGTTCTTGGGTCATAGTCAAAAGCAAATGAGTCTGGTCTATCTTTAATAGCTGCTAGTAACTCTGGTTGAAGACCTAAAGCCCCCCCATACCCAGCTTCACCTAACGCTGAAAGAGTAGGGTCTAGTGCTACATCAACCCCAAAGCCATGTTCCCCTACTTTTGTACCAGTAGTAGTACCACCAGAGGTTGTTAAGGCATAGGGTTGAAACTCTACACCTGGATGTGCTTTAGGTTTTTTAGGTGTCTTACCCTTACCACCACCATAAAGGATGAAACCACTACGTTCAAACCACGGCATGAATACATCTAAATAGAAGGGTTCAAATAGGTCCACTAAAAACTCTTTAACTCTAATCATTTTCTTATTTCTCCACTGGTAATTCGTAAAACGTAAATCTGGACTTATATCCATCTTCCTTAAATACTTTACCCCAACCAACTCTACCATAGGATTCTATGATGTCACATCCGTTAGTCTTGGCAAACTCTTGTATATCTTTTAGCATAGGTGCTTTCCACAACGGTAAGTCTTTACCACCTGTGAAGTGCATTACTAAGGCTCTGGTCTGTGGGTAGTCTAGTATCTCTGTAATAGAGAAGCCTAATACCTCTTCTCCCTCATGAGCTAACCAGAACTGTTGACTACCCTTTCTATACTCTACTCTAATGTCGTTAGCTGTGAACCTACCATAAGTATACTCAGCAGCTACCTCCATAAAAGGTTTTACCTTAGACCAAATACTATCTACATCCGTTGGACGTATATAAGTGATTTCCATTTATGCAGTTCTCTTCCACATATAGACTGCAATGAATGGAGGCATATTGTTGTGAGCAGACCCACTACCCGTTGATGTTGATGTAATAGCTGTGCTTAGAAGATTGTGGTCATGTCCACTTCCATCTTCCAAGACATGTCCAGCAACGTTAGCGTAAGCTGTTGTACTATGAGTATGGCTAGGCATCTCAGCTGTAGTTAATGTATGAGTCTTAGCACCACCAGTTTCTTCAACTGTATCAAAATCTGTATCACCACTATCCAAACCAATTAACATTCTACCTGTTGCAAAAGCTGTCCACGTACCCACACCTAAGAGGGTAGCTGGGTTTGTACTGACAATGGCAGTATAGATAGAACCTACAGGGTATGCCATCGCATTGACGTTAGCTAGAGTAAACTCACCCTGTACAAAAGCAGTAGTAGCTATTTGTGTAGTATCAGTACCTGCTGCTGCTGTAACAGAGGTTGGAACACCTGTAAGGGCAGGGGATGCTAAATCTGCCTTTAAGTTCCCTGCTGTAGTTACAAAAGCTGTAGTAGCAAGTTGGGTAGAGTTAGTACCTGCCCCTGCTGTTGGGGCTAAAGGAGTCCCTGTAAATGTAGGAGATACGGTATTAGCTTTTGTTCCTATAGCAGTTTCAATAGAGTTATACTCATCATCAATCTCTGAACCCTTAACTTTCTTTGCTTCTGCACCTGTTAGTAATAAATCCTTTGCTGCAAAGTCCGTACTTTTTATATAATTTGACATATTTAGATTACCCTACCTAATTTAACATAAACATCTAATCGTTGCACACTGAATGGCGCACCGTTAATAACTGCTTCAATACCAGCTTGTAGCACAACACCACTACCACCTGCTGGAGCTTTTACATTCTCTATCCTAGTACCACCACTATACTCAGCAATAGCATACTCTGCTGTACCATATTCATAAGTAGTACCAGTTGTCCTAAGAACAAAAGGATATGAAGTATAATTCTCAGAGTAGTCAGTACCTACCTTCACCACAAAAGTTTGACCTTCTGGTGCAATCAAGGTTGTCCCAACCCTCTTTACAATCTTAGTGTTAGCACTCTGCCCCAAGTCTGAATGGTTAGTAAAATAACTAAACCTATAACTAATACCATTATCTTGGTATCCAGAGTATTCTGCTATCCCATCACTTTGTGTAAATAAGAGCCATCTTCAAGCACTGCCTTTGTATTAAAACAATATACAGTTTTTGCACTAGGGAAAGAGAGTAAGTAGAAAGCTGAGGTTGGTGAGTATACTGCTTTAATCTCTTGTACGTCAGTAGTGCTATCTACGAGACTGTTTAAATCATCTCTTACATTCCTTGAGATGTCTCTAAGAGGTTGAGACTTCTCTTGAATAGTCCTACCTAAACTCCTAACACCTGTACTTGATAAAAATAGAATATCAGTACCTGTACTCTGAATACTATCCCTAGAGATACAACCAATACCTTCAATAGTCTCTACTAACTGTAGAGTAGTTACATCAAAACTACCTTGAAAGGAATCATTGTCCTTAAAGATAATGATAGAGTTCTTACAGAATATAACTAACGTTCCATTATGTGCCCCTAAGCCTACAATAGTATCACTGTTGGTACTGAACGTACCTGCTATATTAAGGGAGCCAGCACTGCCAGAACCCCACTTAGACCCATCCAACAAGTCTGAGAAGTAGACAGTAGTCTTATTCGTTGAAGTATCAGCAGCCCATAATCTTCCATAAGCAGAGAGTACAGTGTTCGCTTGACGTACTGTACCTGTATAATCAGCATGGTTATCAATAGATTTAAACTCGTCAGATGTTGATTCATTGGTATAATATAAAGGTTTATAATCACGTTGAAAGAAATATGTACGGTCATTGAGAGTAGCTGCTTGCCAACCCCCCACCGAAATAGTATCCGTTGTGGTAGGTGTAAGGGTTGTTAGGTCATCATAACCCTTAAAGAAGTTGGTATCATTCCAGGATAAGTAAGTGTTTGTACCTGAAAGGTCAATGAAGTTATGAAGTCCTGTTAGGTCCACACCTACATTGTCATCAGCTACTGTATCTTTTTTACTTGTACGATAGACCCAACCCTTACGAGAGCCTAGTCTACCATACTTATCTATAAGGCAGTTAGTAGCTTGTAAGGCGAACCCTTCTTGTAATGTAACACCTGAGTCCTGAGTGTTTAACCCAAGAAAGCCAGGTGCTTCTAATGTCATCGGTTGTAAAGGTTTAGCCATAATTATCTTACCCTCATACTGAATACCACTCTGTTTCTTCTGGGTGTTTAGCTGCGTCTAAAGCTACTGCATCATTTAATACTTGTTGAGCTTTCATGTAAGCAGAACTAGAAGCCACTCCACTATCTTCACCACGCTCTTCAATTGCCATAGCATAGGCTAATAGCTCTACTGGTTTAGCTGGGATAACTAACTTATCAGCATCTGCAACTAACTCTTGATTTCTTTGTATGATATTAAACCTCAAATCGTAAGCACCATCGGGAATGGGATAGACATCTACCTTAGTATCCCCATCTGAGGAAATACCATTGAAGCTATAAAATGCGGGAGAACCTTTCTCTGGAGTAGTGGCTAAGAATAGTTTATTAAACTCATGAGCAGTCTTGTATTCCATAAAGAAGTCATCAGTATCGTTGAGAACATCCAGAACTGTTAGGTTGTTCTGAGTACCATTTAACTCATAAGCAAAAACATCATCAGAAGTAGTAGCCGATAAAGTAGTTCTTAAACCAGACCAACTCCAAGTTGCTTCTACTAACTCCTTAGCATCATTAACTAAATAAGAGAGAAGAGAAGAGTATGTTGTTTCTAGTACAGTACCAACTGTTCTTTCTCTTAATCTAATTAGTAGTTTGTTTACTATTTCTAAGTGAGTCATCTTAAATTCCTATATATTATATCACATTTTGACACGTTTGTCAAGGGGTTTTATTTTTTTACTGATTCTTTGCTAGTTGTGCACCAAAGTAGAACTCTACAATCAAAGTACACCAAGAGAATATCTCATCAAACTTAAACAGACCTTTTACCTTAACCATCTCTATCGTATCACTGAACTTAAAGATACCTAAGAAAGAGAAACCTTCCTTAACAATAGGGATAGTAGTATCTACACCAAAGAATCCTGCTAGTGGGTAGAGTGCTACCAAGCCTAAGATAACAAAGATTAGTACACGTCTGTTAAGAGCCGCCATAGGACTCTCACGGTTAGATTGAGACCTAGCCTTACTCATGATACCAGATTTAGCTTTCATCGCCTCTAACATCATTCTATGTGCGTCTGAAGCCTGTTGTGACTTAATCGCTGATAGCTTCATAAGGAAGCCTAAAAGAATAGGGGCTACGTTTGCTATAAATGAAATCATATGGTTAATGCCTCCAATAATCCTATATTTTCTATTACATAAAATGCAAGTCCACCAGTTGCTACCCACTTGATTTGGTTGATACTTGCCTTGATTGCCGAGATGTCATCATCCATCCTAGAAAACTTAGTATAGAAATACTTGATGTCCCTGCCATGCTCTTTGATTGTTGTATCCATCACAGCGCAGTCATGCTCATTCATAGTTGATTAGCCTTTTGGATATTCATTTTTGATTGTTTTAATGTTAGCTTTCCAGCCAGCCAATCCATTATGGTAGATGTCATCTAGCTGGTGAACGATAGACGGGTATGCTTCTGCCCTATCTCTGGCGTATTGGTTGTTGTCATACTCTGCTTGAGCCTCTGTAGCCTTAGTTGTTGCTTGCGCTAGTTGTTCTGGAGTTGCTTTAACTCCACCAATATAGATAATCTCAT